CATTTGACATTGGTAAAAAGAATTTTTCTTTTTATGTAGAAGAATTTGATAGTTCTAAAATTCCACCACCTATAAAATCTGAAAAATATAATATTGATGGCACGCCTAGTAAATTTATGGAAAATTATTTGTCAAAAATATACAAAAACGGTACTAAAATTTTGCTGCTAAATAGCGATTTGACGGAAGGTTGTGATAAAAAAGCATATTTAGACCAGTTAACTTTTTACAATATGACAGATTTATTGGACAAATATAAGGAAATATGGGATAAATGCACAATATTTGTAATTGAAGAGCAAATGTCCTTTGGAAAACAAAATAATAAGATGGCTGTAAGATTAGGACAACATTGTGCTTCATATTTTTATATAAAATATGGCCGGGCGAAAAAAGTGGTTGAGTTTCCAGCTTATCACAAAACGCAAGTTTTGGGATCCCAAAAGATTAAGAAGGCGACAAAAACAGGAAAAGTTAGCTGGAAAAATATTGATAAACCTGCGCGAAAAAAATGGTGTATTACAAAAGCTTTAGAAATATTGAAAGAGCGTGGTGATGAACAAACAGCTACTATTATTTCTAAGAGCAAAAAGAAAGATGACTTAAGCGATGTTATATGTCAGTTACAAGCATATAAAACTTTTATTGAACCAGTCTAAATAAATTATATTTATTTAGTACAACTGCTTCTTGACGTTATTCTAAGAGTCTCTGCTATCTTCCCATTGCGAAACCTCGGGGAGCTCTGCGGCCTCTCCTATGGTCCAGGCTGTGCGCCGGCGCGCGGCTGCGTTTGAATTCGCCCAAAAAGCAGAAGAAGAAGGCTATAATTAAAGGTAGTCCAAACATAACGGTCGTTCCTGCTGCTGTTGCTGCTACATTTGAGTTATCTACACTGTCCATTTATAATTACAAAATATTATATTCTTTTAAAATTTCTGTTGTCAATTTCAAATTAACAGACAAACTTACATAAACTCTACCATTAGAAATGCTGATATCTCCTGTAGAATACAACTTGTACTCGTCATCTTTTGACTCAAATAATGTATTTACAACACCATTCCACAGTTTAATTTTATTCATTTTGCTTATTTCATCTTGACAAAATGTATTAGACATATTTATATTTTTAAAATATATATACTATTAAAAACCAATTTAAAATTGCCTTAAAGTAAATGAAAAATTCAGTTATAATTACAATCGTGTTATCAGTGGTCTTTATAATAGCAATTACAGTATTATTTAGTACTACATCTTGCAAATGCAAAAGTCTGTGGCAATTTTCACGATTTAATATCCGATTTTGTGAAACTATTAATGTATTAAAAGACGAACCAAAAGACACCGTTACATATGAAAATTATACAAACTCTGTACCAAAAGTCATAATTTTAACTTATTATAAGAAAGACAAGCTAATTAAGTACGGTAAAAAATGGAAAAATGCAAATCCTGGTTATACTGTTGATCTATACGATGATGACGATTGTTATAAGTATCTACTCAATAAATTTTCGCAATATCACGCGGACGTCTTTAATAATATTAAAGACGGACCAATTAAAGCAGATTATTTCAGAATACACCGAATGTTAGAAGGTGGAGTGTATGTAGATATTGATTGTCAGCCTTTTTATGTTGATACATATATAAATCAGTTTGTGATACCTTATTCCCATCATAGAAATTTATTAAATCCTATGATTATTATAAGTCAGCCTAATCATCCGTTTATTTTGCAATGTATTGAAGGTTACGAAAAATTTATTAAAAAGATTAAATATAGTTATTGGGAATGGAGTATAGTACCACTTACTAGTATTTTAAATTTTCAAAATAATCAAAAAATACCAAGAATATTGGAAGAAGTTATGCCAACTTGGTTTTCTAAGAAAGATCATTATATTAAAGACGTCAAGACGGGTAAAAAAGTTTGTTTAAATAGAGTACCAGAATATAATTATAAAACGCACTCATTCTAGTTATAAATTTTAATAAATTATATTCTTCGCTATTGTATTAAAAACAATTTATTAAAAACCTTGACTTACAGAGTTAAATTCCTAAGTTTAATTGTACAATTAAAAACACCTTTTTTAATTCCAGAACCAGGACCATGATAAAAGAAAGGATCTAATATTCTACCGGTAGGCTTGTGATAAACCTTAGAATCTATTATTTCAAAATCATCTCCGTTTTCGAAAGCACATGTATGAATAAATTTTGATTCAGTGTCTATTTTCCATTTACCATCAAATCTAGGTGTTTTTTCCATCAAATATATTTGAGTTGCTGTTTGATCTCGCCAATGTTTATTTGTATATTTAACCATTTTTTTTGTTTTAATTACTTCACGCATAAATGTTAAAAGGTTTTGTTTATACCCTCCATAAAAACCTGTGTTTCCCTGAGTAGGTTTTTTGGTACTAGCATCTGTATTTAAACATCGCAGTCCTCTTTCCCCGGATACCAAAATATTCGTTTTTTCTTGGTTGAAAGCTTTTATAATATTACGACTGTTTATTTCTTTTGTTGCTAAAATATCCAAACTATCCATTACAAATATTAAGCTATTATCTGGAAGCCCTTCTACCTTTTTTATTATCTTTTTATAAGCAACCCCATGACCTTTCCATTTTTCTAAAATTACCGGCTTAAACATATTTCCCAAATCTTTTTCAAGTTGTTTATATATGACACTGTTTTGACTATTTTTTTTATCAATTGATGTCACAAAAAACAAATTATTTGTGTTTATATAATTTTCTTTATATACACCTCCTTGTTGATCGTGATCTAACTTATAATAATAAGGAAACCCACACCACGTATTGAATGTTATTACATACCGTACTAACAAAAAAATTAAAATTGCGGCAATTATAACACAAAAAACGGAAATTACCAAAACACTAACTTTATTCATTTTATAATATAAATAAGTATATTATTTATCTTTCGTATTTATTTTCTACTGGAAAATAAATACGAAAGAATATTGGAATAAGTTATGCCAACTTCTTGGGTTTTATACCAAAAATCATTATATTAAAGATGTCAAGACGGCTAAAAAGTTTGTTTGATTGGATTACCTTAATACAATCGTAAAAACACCCAGTTTAATCTACTGAAATTAAATTTTTATTATAGAATAATAAAAATGATACATAACAAGACTTTTGTTTCATTAACAACTATTCCAAAACGGCTATCAAGCCCTGTTTTCACAAAACATATAAAATTTTTATTATCACTTACTACATATGAACATATTGTTATTAATATACCAATTGTTTCTAAATCTGGGGAACTTTATGTTATACCTGAAGAACTAACAAAATTAGAAAAGAATAGAGTTAATTTTACTATTAACAGAAATTGTAAAGACGAAGGACCTATAACAAAACTATTACCTGCTCTTCGAAATCCCTTAATTAAAAATAATGATATTATTATTGTAATTGACGACGATAGAATTTATAAAAAAAATATATTTAAATTATTGACTAAATCAGTTAATGAAAATAGCAAATCAGTATCTACATTTTGTTTTAAATTAATACAAGGCGTTACCGGATATGGATTTGTTAAAAAAGTTATTAAAAATATGTTATTAAAAATACATATTCCAAATGAATGTTTTAAAATAGATGATTATGTGTTGAATCAATTTGTAAAACATAATAAAATAAATATTGTGAAGGTTTATTATACAATTTTTGATAAGCCGCAATTACTTGATAAAATATTTAATAATGGGTTTTGTAACTGTCATCTTGGAAATTCTATTAAACTTGCTAGAGATTTATACGAAGCACCGCAATTACAATTTACAACAAATAGAATAAACGCTAATAGACTATGTAATAATAACTTAAATTTATAGTATATTATATAAATTTGTTAATAGAGTCAAATCTTACTTGCAAAACAAAAGTAATTATAAAATATCTAGACATAGGAGCATTTCTAGTGTGAAACGTAAAATCCATTACAGATTCTTTTTATGTTTAATAGATTTTTGTAGTTTCAAAAACTACTTTTGTCTTTTAATAATTTAAAACATGAATTTCATTATTATAATAATGAAATTCATTATACCTTTTATCACAATTATAAAATTTGCTATTGCAATTAATCAATATTATATTAATCAAATAAATTTTATGAATATGTCTTGGACTTTAGATAATAATAAGTTTGGAAATATTGAACATAATTTATTCAAAAAACGTAATGGTTATTACCGTTCTAGTGAATATTATCCTGTTTTTGACACAGAATTTTCAAACATGCTTTATCAACACCTTCCCGATAATTATGACTGGCGTACAAAAGGAGTTGTTGGTGATGTTAAAGATCAAGGGCAATGTGGTAATTGTTGGGCTTTTTCAGCAATTAGTTCTTTAGAAAGCCAACTATCCATTTTGACAAATATAAATTATATTCTTTCTGAACAAGAAATTGTAGATTGTGTTAAAAATGTAGATACTTGTTGCGATGGTTGTAACGAAGAAATGTATGCAGTTTATGATTATCTTTCTGGAATTGAAGATGAATCAGCCTTAAATTATTCTTACGATGCTTGTAAAGCTGTTCCATACAACGTTTCTGGTTATAAAAGTATTATTCCTAATAACGAACATATACTCAAATATTATCTGTTTAATATTGGACCAATTTCTGTTGGTGTAAATGCTAATCAAGATTGGCAGTTATATAAAAACGGTATTTATAACCCGAAGACTGAAAATTGTGCAAATTCAAATGGCAATATTGATCACGGTGTTGTTATTGTAGGGTATGGTTCTGAAAATGGTTTAGACTATTGGATTATTAGAAATTCTTGGGGAAAAGATTGGGGTGAAAATGGTTATATTCGTATTTCACGAGGGAAAAATACTTGCGGAGTCGCAAATTCTCCTTTATTTCCTACAATTAATACAAAAAAATGAAAAATGTTAGATTTTATATTTTAATAAAATATATAATAAATGAAAGACGGTAATTTAGTTTTATTATGTATTTTTTTATATTTTCTTTTAACATTGATGTTAATTTTATGGATTTTATATTTAACGAAGCCTGTAGATGAATGTTATACAAAAGATAGAAAAACATATGTAACTTTTAGTACAATCCCAGATAGATTAAATAATAATACATTTGTTGAAAACGTTAAATATATTTTAAGTCTTCTCACCGATGAAATTTTAATATTAAATTTACCAAGAGTTTCTAGAAAAGGTCAAAAATATATAGTTCCCAATAGTTTAGATGAACTTACATCTGACAAATTTATAATAAATTGGGTAGACGTTGATGAAGGGCCAATAACTAAACTATTACCATCCTTAAGGAATAAAATGATAAAATCTACCGATAATATCATCATAATAGACGACGATGTGTATTATAAACCTAAAACATTTAAAATATTTAAGAAATTAATATTTAAAAACCCAGAAAAAATAATAACATTTTGTAGTAAAACATTAAAAGGGTTTAGAGGTATTGCATTTGTGAAAAACACAATGCAAGGATTGGAAAATATATCTATACCAGATAGTTGTATAAAAATTGATGATTTTATAATACAAAAATATGTTAAATATAAAAATATTCCAATATTTAAAGCTTTTTATACTAAAACTGATAAATTAAAGGTAAAGTGGTTTGATAAACTATTTAATACTAAATACTGTAACACACACCATTTTAAATCATTAAAATTATCAGATTCTTACAATGCAAAACAATTACAATTTGCTACAAATAGAATTAGAGCGGGACGTCTTTGTAAGATGGACCTGAATCTGGAACAAACAAAGGCAAAGGACCTAACAATATAATTGCAGCCTCGTTTATTTTCAACAAAGTAATATTATAAGCCTTTTTTATATTATCAAATATAAAACATAAAAATCTGCACCAAACAAAGTTCATCTATTTTAAATCAATAGAATTGTAATTTTAGACCAAAAATTACAATATAAATTAGTATCTTTTAAATTTGACAAGAAAAAGCATTATAACAATACATATAGAATTGTAAAATAAGTCGTCGTTCGTCTTTTTTAATAATATGCAAAATTACACAAGTTTTGGTTCATTGCTTACAGTTATTGGTTTTTTGCGTTTTGCAGTATGAAATATTAAATTTGGTTTCCTAATCTTTTTGATGTCATCAATAACAAGCCTAAATGTTTTGTTTCTTAGTTTATATTGTTGTTCTATTAGACCTTTACCGAATTTTTTCTCAGACTGAAATGCAATATCAAGTACTTGGTCAAGCGGATTCATTAAGGCTTTAATGTAGTAATTAAAGTCTATTTTAACATATTCTCCGTGTTTTTTAACATAGTCTATTGATTCAATTTTCTCATATTGCTTACCGTTAGGTTTATTAGGATTCGTAATAACATATTCAAGACGAGTTCCAGTATCGACGCGACTTCCTCGTTCTCGCATTCGTTCTGCTAGTTGAACCTGAGCTGGAAGACAATACAAATAATATTCTTTCTCATTAGTTGCATCTTTACGGTCTAATTGTTCTTGACGGGTCGTTGGATCTTTTGACAAAATTGGCACTGTATAACTTCCTATCATAGCTTTTTCAACTCCTTTTTCGTTTGTAAAAGGCTGTATTTGAAATCCGTTAATATCGCCAACTGCTTTAGTAATTACAAAATCGTCAATTTGGTTAAGACCAGAACATACTTCATTAAGTTTTTGCAACACATAATATTGTACATTGTCCATCGAGTCTTGATCTGCTAGCATATTAACAACTTGCTCGTAAATATCCCGCACAAATTTACTATTATCACGCCGTGCTAATAGTACTCCTTTTTTACCGATTTTCTTATCAACAACCCCATCGCGCAAACATTTTCTATACATATAGCGCTTTTTAGATAAAATGAAAAACCAGTAGTAGATTTCTTCTTCAAATTCTAACACAATTGGGTCAGGAAACATTTTCGTAACTTCTGATGCCACATACAATGCATGATCCCAAGTCTGTTGTGCATTTTTTAAGTGTGGAAAGTGAATGTAATTACTGTTATGTACTACCATTTCACCAATACCTGCTGCAAAATGATGATTACTTGTTTCTATATCATAGATATACTCATCATCACATTTATATGATTCTATTTTTTTCACTTGATTAGCATCGTATCTAAATTTTTGCTCAGGCGAAGATCCAGCTAGTTTATAAGTATCTTGTTTATCACTTCGTGAATTAATACTAACTTTATAACCTAAACTTCTCATAAGATAATACAAACCTGCACAACCAATTTCCCCATTATTTGTAATAGTTAATGCTGGGTCTTTTTTACTGCCATCTCCTGAATAGTATCCCATAAAAAATGCTTCTCTAATAGAATATGGGGCATTTAAAATTATATCTGGAACTTTTTTGTAATTTCTAGAATTGTAAAACAATTTTCTATATTTAGTTACAAAATTTGTCACAGAACCTATATGTTTTTTAGTTTTTGATTTCCCTTTAACAACTAGTTTATTTACATGTGATGATTTCATCGTGTCTAAAATTTTAAAATCCATGCTTACTTCATGTTTTACTAGTATGTTTTTGCATCTTTCTAGTAGTAAATTATCTTTTTTATTAATAGCCCATGTTGATTTTAAATATTGCTCCTGTTTATAAGTTCCACAGCTACCATCTGCGTAAAATACACCCCAAACGAACGCCATTTCTGCGGATAAGTCTTCATATACATCATTTGATATTTTGTAGTGTTGTAATTTTTCTACGGTTAGATTGTTCTCATATACAGGTTTTAAAGGTGTATCTTCAGGCAATGGCAAATTTTTACACATAAGTTTATCTCCGATATTTACTTCAGAACCCAACGCTGGTTCTCCATTTTCCCACAATAAAGAATGGTCAAGTGTGCAAGTTACAACACCTGTATGTGTTAATACCTTGATAAGCGGTTTTTCAATAGCGTGACGCATTACATATTTAATATCTGTAAAACCTTGGTCACTCCAAACTTTAATCCCTTCTTTAGCTTTAGACATTTCTTTACCAGTTACAGTTTTTGACCAATTTCCATCGGATAGTTCTTCCAATGTTTTATAACATCTTTGATTGTTTTCAAGAATTAAGACTGGAGTTGTGGCTACAAGAGTGTCCGTATCTCCATAAACCAATTCGCCGCCGTATTTTTCTGGAATTGTTGTAGCTACTTTGTCAATATTAACTCGACCCATATATGTTGTGCACATTGCCCCTGGCATAAAGGGCAAATACCCTCTGCGAACTCCCATGGCACCATACATAGAATTTGCACTTACTTTCATAGCCAATTGCCTCTTGTCTAAGACATCAATTTCAGTCTTAACAGCAATAATTTTTTCGCTATTATCAATACCAGTTTCTAATTCTTCTTGTTCAAGTTCTTCAAGTTTTTTATAACAAGCTTTCATATTAACTTTACGAACACGCTTACGAGAATCTAGTAAATCTTGGATAATAGTTGGTAATATACCTTTAGGTTCTTTCAAAAACCGATAACGCCTTTTTGCACACATACATATTTTTGGTAAAGCTTTTTGTATTTCTGAACGCTCTTCTCTATAAGGTTTAAGTTTTTCGGTTTCTTCAGCTATTTGAGTTTGTAATTGTTTTTTATACACTTTGTCTCTAATTGAATCACGCTGTTTTCGAAGTGCATCGATTTCAACCTTTTTCTGTTCTATAATTTTATCAATTTCTAACTTTCTGATTACATTAGGATCGTGAATACAACCAAGGTGATCTTCCCACTCCATAACATGACATTTACTGTCAGGAATACTAGAATCGTCGGGAACCCAAGTATGATAATCAATATTATAAGCAATAATTGTAGTAGGGTATAGAGATGCAAAGTCAAAAGGCACAATATAATTGTAAATACCAGGTTTTGGAGGAAAAACCTTTGCACCTATATATCTATCTGTTGCCAAAGTTTTATAACCTTCTTTTTCGACTACAATATTTTCATCCATACAATATCTATATATTTGTGAATATACCTTTATTTGTTGGCCTTGTGTATAAAGTGCAAAAATGGGTACATTGCAAATACTCGCCATTTCAGTGAGACCAACCCATGTTTTAAGTTTTTCCATTAACCGCACAACCAAAACACTATCTTGTACGCAGTATTTAGCACAAATACTGATTGCTTTTCTAGCTTTCATAGAATAGCTGCCATTTTCATCTATTACAGTACCAATTCTGTAACATTTGAAAATACCTTGAACGCTGAGTGGATCTTTAGTTGCACCAATAAAATATTCCGATATTGTTTTTAGTTTATAGTTATTAAACTTGTAGTCCCGACGAACAAGAGGAAGTAAATCTACATACAATCTACCTTCTGCGTCTAGGAATTCAAACTCTTGTACACCGTATGCAGCAGAAGACCATTTAATAGTTTTTTGTTCAGCTTTTACATCTGCAAATCCCTGTTTTGCAAATTTACCAAGATTATTCAACTCAGCTCTGTTAATCATATACGGAATATCGAAACCCAAAATATTATAACCACTAATAATATTTACTTTTTCGTCTTTTATCAAATCACAATATTTACTGAGTAATTTAGATTCACTTGCACATTTTACAATAATAACATCTTCACCGACCTTGTCTTGTAGTGGATCTCCAAGTGATAATATATATTTTTTATCATCTATACCTTCTGTTGAAATAACACATGATATTTGAAATATTTCATCACGGGGGTCTAAAGCATCAGGCATTTTTGCTGGATTTGATGAATTAACCTCAATATCAAATCCCATAATCTTTGGTTTTGGAGTTTTGTTACACTCGTAAGGGTAAATTTGGTCGCATTCTACATTGTATTCGTAATGACAAGAAGTGATGCGATCTTCGCCTTTTATTTCGACGCCTTTACATTGCAACCAACTTGATGTAGTTATTTTACGACAACAAGTTAGCTGTAAAATAGGGTCTGCGTCGGTTTCGTGTAATTTTAAAACTATATTACCAATACCACCTGATATATAAATACTGCTTTGGCGTCCTGTACGATCATCGGTTTTATTTAATTTATATTCCAAAATTTTTGCATCTTTACGGCTTGAAAATGCACAAAATAGATAAGGAAATTCTTCTCTGTTATTAGCCTTGTTTAAATAAGCTCCGTACAACTTTTTCTTATACACAAACCTCCATACTAAGGGGCGTCTATTACCAAGTATTTTGTCAATTTCACGTTGAACATATTTAACATTTGTAGATGTCCAACTTATATTTTTTGGTAATTCTATATAACCATACGGTTTGAAATCGTCAATCTGCAAACACACTGATTCGTTTTTCTCGTTTAAACCATATGCCCTGATTGATGTAATCTCTGTTTGTTTATTATCTATATGCCAGCTATATGGAAAAAATTTGATAGTCATATTACAATTTATATTAATTGTTGCGTTTCCAGATATCAATTTTAAAAGTGATTTTATATATTTATAAAATTAATAAATAAATAAAATAAAATGAAATGAATAGAGCTTCCTATTTTATAAAGAATAAATGTCTTTTTGGTAGTTATCCTACACAAGAAAATGTTTTAGAACTTGAGAACAATAATGTAAAATATTTTGTAGATTTAACTTATTCTAATGAAAAAAAAATCACAAAATATACCACAAATTATAAATATATTTCATATCCAATAATTGATCATCAAATTCCGTTAAACAATTTGTCTTACGCAAAATTTATTATAAATTTGTCTAATATAATCAAAAATGAATGCGATGAAAATAATAAACTATATATACATTGTAGAGGGGGACATGGTCGAGCAGGAGTTGTTGTTGCCACCTTGCTAATATATATTCTTAAAATTACTCCTGAAGAAGGTTTAAAATTGACGTCAAACTATCATTCTAATAGAGAAGTTATGAAAGAAAAATGGCGTAAATTAGGATCTCCGCAAACTACAGAACAAAAAAATTTTGTATATCATTTTACAAAGCCAATATTTTTTTTTAACGATGTTAAAAATCAAAACGGTTCTATTAGTGTATTATCTACCTTTTTTGAATGTCATGTAAAAATCGATGATGATATTTTTCCAAGTGCGGAGGCGGCATTACAATATCAGAAATTAGAAGGAGATAAAGATTGTCTATATAAACAAGTTAATTCTACTTCGGGTAAAATGTCAAAATTATTTGGTGAACGAATTAAAACTGAGCAAAACTGGGAAAAAAACAAATATAATATTGCCTATAAAATTTTAAAAATAAAGTTTAAAACAAACAAAGCAGTAAAAGCCTCATTATTAAATACAAAATTGTGTAAAATAGTTAACAGAACGGATGATTTATATTGGGGTGTAGATTACATTAATATTGGAACGAACACATTAGGTAATATTTTATATAAAATAAGGGAAGAATTATTACTAGAAAACTAATATATATATATATTTATATATTAGTTTTATACTACATTATGGTTTATTGGGACTGATCTTGCATGCAATCTGTTCATCGGTCATCGAAACTGAAGATCGTCCTCCTGTTGCAGAGTTCGAGTACTGTCGTCAGCTGCAATTTCGTCCCCATTAGCATTATCTACTAGATTATTTGTAGTAGATACTGCAGCAGGAGTAGAGTCGTCATCAACCATCATTTTAGCGTAAACAATTAAAATTACAAATGCAATTGCAGCCAATGCAATCGAAGCTACAAAAAACCAGAAAGAAAATCCATACCCCCACTCAGGGGATGTTGGGTTAACATTATCCATATTATTGACTAGTTCCGCTTTATCCCAAACAGCTGAGCTGTATATAGATATGGCTGTAATAGCTAATATAAACGAAATTAACGCAGAAAACGCCGCCATATACACAAATTTTTTCTTATCACCTAGCATAAACAGCATCGAAAGCGTTAACATACCTGTTGCAAAGCATGTTAAGTATCTAACTTGTACAACTGCATTTTGTTGAACTTCGTCAGAATAAATATCTTTTTGATCCATGTTACCACAAATAGTTGCGTTATCGTTAGTTTTAGATAATGCACACCATTTCCAAATACCTATGTTAAAATAGTAGTTTCTACCTGTACTAGTCTGCCACGAATTTGCGGCGGTGGCGATCGTAAAAAGAAATAATGATAAAAACAGAGTAAATATACCCCCGAGTTGTAATCCTTCTTGGACCGAATCTTGTCTCGATGTGGCCATTGTTTTTGTTTAAAAACAATAATAAAATTTTTGTTTTAAATTATTTCATTCGCTTTGATTATAATATTTTAAAACAAAAATATTATAAAATAAATAAATGGCAACAAGATATATTGAGATTGATTCAACATGGAGAAATCGCAACATCTATTCAAATCCATCAAATTTTGAAATTCCGATATCAGAAAGTGGTGCAAAATTGTCAAATACAGCGTTATCGCCTGTGTGTTGCTCTTCTCCTATTATTGAATGGAAACTTGGAAATTTTAATACAAATACGGGTGTAACCCCATCAGATAGGAAATACGTAACAATTGTAATTACTGAATATTTAGGAGATTCTATTTACCAAGTATGTCAAAAAGATGGGAATGTATTACAAAATATATATTATTATTATAATTGTTCAATAATTACAAACAGTACCACCACCACCAGCCAAACAGTCTTTGGCGTAGTTAAAAATTATACTTATTTAGGAAATGGAAAAGCAACAATACAATTAAACAGCTTATTAAATTTAACAGCTCCAATAATAGGCACTGAGTTGTATATTTCAGATCCGACATATTTATCAATAGACACAGCCACAGGTAAATTTAATACTATAGATCCATATATATTTGTACCAACCGGGTTTCCAGGGGCAAATGCTTATAATGAATTTGTAATCACTAACACAACTAAAAATCAATCCAGAGCAACTACAGATTATAACGGTTCTACAAAATTGTTAGGAGTTGATATTTCTGGCAGCTCGGTATCTACCCAAAGTACAGGACCTATTAATGATTGGGATGATACAGATATTTTAGTATTAAGAAGTATTAAACCGCAAACTTCTTTTATTGCGACCCCAATTGCAACCGATTTTACATCAGCTGAAGTATTTCCTGGCGGACTATTAACACCTGTTAATTCCTACATAAACGAATTGTCAAAAAGAGTATTTCAGACCGATCAAATAGACGCCCTAACTGTTCCACAAATTGGTAATTTTTTGGAAAAAGCTTCTTATTATAATGTTTTGAAGAATTTAACTATTAAATCTACAAACATTTTATCATATTTATATGGATCAACTGAATTACCTTTTGCAGTACCCAATTATTTTGCTGGTGCAGAAATTAAGATTTTTAACGCAGTTGCACCTTTAGAGTTTATTAATAATCAAATTAGAACAGTTCGAATATCGTACTATGATTCAACTACAGGAAATATTATTATAGAATTAGACTCTGACCTTACAAGTGATACAGCTATGACAAGTCCAATTGGATCATCAATTGATTGCACGGTTAAAATTGAAAGCGAGTTTGCATCCATTACTAAATATGTAAATTTGAGTAGTACCGCAGGGTCAAATTCAACTATTGATTTTATAGAATTTCCATTTAGTTCGTCAAAAGACAATAACTTTTATAATGAATTATATATAAAAGTTACAACAGGTGGTGTAACAGATACAAGAATAATCAAACAATACATTGTTGAGAAAAATGAATTTGGGTCAGTAATTCTGGCAGGTTCATTTTTAAATAGAAATTTGACAGTTGTACCAACCGCGACTACAACTTTTTCAATATCATCCGGAATTTTGTTTCCTCCATTTAAAAATTTTATAGCAAGATCATCACATACAAATACCGAAAACGAATTTGTATATGAATTGTTACCATTTAGTTACGACGGTTTTAATCCATTTGTATATACAGGTAGTATGTTATCACAAACAGAGCAAGTCTGTTATTCAATTGAATTGAAAAATTTAGTATTACCAAATCAAGTACTTGACGGCGGTTTTGGAAGTCTAATTTCTTTTTACCCGTATATTTATGTAGAACTTCAAAACGTTTCTGCACCTGGTAGCGGTACAAATAATATCATATATTCAAATAATCCGAATTCTACAAAAATGATGTTTAGAGTACCAATTACAGATGTACCAAACCCTCTTAATTCTACATTTATTAAACTAGACAGCAGAGGTACTGTCCAAACTTTAAAATTTAAGCCAAATGATAATTTAAAATTTGGAGTTTATTTATCTGATGGAACTCCTTATACAACATTGTTAAAAGACACACCGTGTCCTATGAAACCTAATGCTCTTGTACAAGTTTCAGCACTTTTTGCAATTAAAAGATTAGATTAATTAACTAGACAATTAAAACATTTATGATCTTTTTTATTAAGAATTTTGCGTGGTGATTCATGCAACCATTTATTGTAAGACCATGTACTTCCCGTAGTTGAATCTAATGGCCACCATTCATAATTCTTCCTATTTTTTCTAAACCATTTTTGTATTATAATTGCATTTTCAGCTACACTCATTTTATTAATAATAAATTTATTTTAAGGTGAAAACTTTATTACTTTATCTTTTGCTAACGGAATATTTTTAAGTAATTCTGATTCTATATAATATTCTGGTTTAAATAAAATACTTTTATTTTTATCATTTATTATGTATCCTTGATGATTTTCGTGAAAATCCAAAAGTTGTTCAATGTAGTTTTCTTTGTAGTTGATTTTATCATTTAGAACTATTCCAATGTTATTTCCAGATTTACATAAATTTACATGAGTTACAATTCCAGTATCCTTCCATCTTTCGCTTTTACTTTTAACTTCGGGTACAACAGCACCAATTAATTTTAACCAATCTGGAACCTGTGTATAACCTTTAGAAGTTTCTTCGATAAGAGGTAATCCAAATACTATTAAATCTACTTTAATGTTTTGCTTTAATATATTTAATATCTTTTGAGAATTTTTAGTAATATTTTTACTATTATTTACATATAAAATTATAATTTTATATTTACCGTCTTTGTATTTTGGTTTCTTTGCGTATTTCAATACCATATTTTTGTCAAAATTTACAAATGTTTCTTTTTTATCAAAAAAAATACTATAAATTACCGCAAGGGCGACGGCGAAAGCTAAAAATCCACACACCCACCAGAAAGAACGATATTTGTCCATTATATAGTTAATTTACTATTTCAAATATAGTATTTAAACTAAATTATTAATTTTATATTTATTTAAAAACCTGCCTGCGAAACACAAAATGAGTGAAGATATGCAAAGAATAATAGATGTAAAGGAACTGAATCCTGATATTATACCACCTGTAAGTGAAAAATTTATGGACGGTGATTATAACGGCGGATCTAAAATTGTTGTAGTTGGTAAGCCAGGTACTGGTAAAAGTACATTAATTAAATCCATTTTGTACGCAAAAAAACATATATTTCCAATAGGTATGGCAGTCAGTGGCTCAGAGGATAGTAATCATGCATATCATCAATTTATGCCTGGTACATTTATATACAATGAATACAGTGAGGAAATTTTGGCAAATTTTATTAGACGGCAAAAAATTGCATCAAATCATTTAGATAACCCTTGGGCTGTAATAATATTAGATGATTGTACCGATGACCCAAGGGTTTTTAACAAACCAATTCAACAAGCTTTGTATAAAAAGGGACGCCACTGGAAAATGATGTATATTTTATCACTTCAATATGCGATGGACGTAAAACCAGTTATTAGAACAAATGTTGATGGGATTTTTATTTTACGAGAGCCATTACTTAAAAATAGAGAATCTTTATATAAAAATTATGCATCGGTAATACCTGACTTTTCAACTTTTTGCGAATTAATGGATCAATTAACCGATGACTATTGTGCGTTATATATTCACGGGGCTACACAGACTAATGATTGGCAAGATTGCGTTTTCTATTATAAAGCCCCTGAAACCCCCGAAGACTGGAAACTTGGATGCGATGAATATTGGGAATTTCATCATTCAAGATATAACAATAGTTATAAAGATTCATTCTCTAATTTTTAGTTTTTCTTGGATTTATTTAGAATAAATACAAGTACCTTATAATTTAATTTTATTTTGTGTTTGTGTTTTTTCTTGGATTTATTTAGAATAAATGCAAGAACCTTATAATTTAATTTTATTTTGTGCTGTCATGCTATTTTTGTCAAAAGATGACATTAAGAAAAAAACAACCCATTCATGTAATGATTCAATTATAACACCTACAAAAAGCGAGCTTGGGTTCCAAGCTTTAAATTTTCCAGAATATCAAGCTTTGCTTAATTGGAAACTCGAAGATACTTATGGTGTTGTGAAAAATTACCTAGACTGTGTTCCAAGAAACTTAGCAATAGCAGGGGTTTTAAAACATCCTGAATTAAGAAACTTGTTTAAAATATCGGGAGCACATGGGAATAACATTGGAATTAATGAAACAGATATGATGAATAACGGCGAACTTAGATGGGTCCATATTGTTAAAAATTCGAATTATCGTGGCCCGCAGTGGACAAATCAAAGCTTATCGGAATATATTCTTGAATATATGATAGCAACAATTCCGGTAGATAGATGTATTATTATTAGATTAGAACATTTAAATTCGTTTAATGGTCATACATTTACGGTATGTCGTGTTAAAAATAGTGGCGGTACAGATGAATTGAAAGTGATTGATTCACAAGTTAAAGATTTTCCACAAACATGGGATAACTACGCTGGCCGGTTGTATAAACAAGAAGATGGATCTTATACAACTTCACTAAGCGGTGATAAAGCAAAAGAATATTTTACAAATACAAATTCGGAAGACAATCAAGTGTGGAAACAATATAAATTTTCAATTATTGAAAATAATTCTAATAGATACGAGTATTTAAGAAACCAGCCCCCTCATAATTCTAAAGATGTAAATAGTAAAACCGAGAAAAACCAAGGACAGGTATGTCCTTTGTGTAGTGGTGCATTTAAAAATATTGTAGCACATATGAAAAAATGTAAGCCGCCAATCACCAAATGCGTTCCATAACAATTGTTGTAACCAGCTGTGTTCCAAGAAGTTTAATAATGTATTAGTTTTTGTAACTAATACATTACATAAAATATTTAAATATTTCAAGAATCATAAAGCAATCTAGTTTATTATATTCTATTATTGATTCTTGTAGTTTAAGTTTGTCTTCAAATGATGTATTTGCATTGTATAAATTATCTGCGTGTGTGATTGCGTCAGTACCATTTGAGCATGAACTATTATTTACGCAATTAATTAAACCAAGTTTAGTCATTGCTTCTGAAATTCTCTTTAGTTTATAATCATAACAGTATTTAATAGCAAGATCGTTTTTGGTAAAAATATTGCACATATCAATCCATTTTTCTTCGTCTATTGTATTTTCTATATTATTCCTTTTACACGCTCTTTGGTAAATTCTATAATCAGCCGACCAGTACAAAATGAACGGGCCTCCTAATTTTTTATAGATCTTATGAAAATCTTCAAGTACCATAGTTTCCGAAGAATTATTAATGTCTTCAGAAATATATTTGTAAAATTTCCAAGTTTCTGAATCATTGTAATAAAACCCAGATAAGAATATTTTATCATTTAAGGTTTCAAAATCCAAGAAAATTTTATTTTGATTTTTATACTGTTCAAAAGGGTTATGATTAGATTCTTTATTTTTCCACATGATAATCTCTGAATAATTATTCCTATTTACCATTATTGTATTCTTAATACGGTTGAAACATTTTGAGTTTTCATAACCATAACTTATAACTATTTGCTCTGGGGTGTATTTTAAATCTTTGAAACTGTATATGCCTTTATTATGTGCTTTTCTTTTAGCTTTTTGAGAAACTCCTGAAATTAATGTATGTTCTCCAATATCAATCGCTATTTTCTCCTTAATATTATTGTAACCGGTAGAATTACATTTCATATTAGGGTACAAATACGGGGTGTCTTTGATATTGTCAATATCAATATTGATATATTCTTTATTAAGTTTTTTTGCAGCTTTTTCACCAAGATCTACTTTTCTTATATAATCATTATCTATACCTTCATAATCCATTTCACCAATATTTTTAATACCTAGTTCAGCGGTGGGACCCGGTATTATATATGCTTTGTAATGATTATTTGATAAAATACTGTTTATCATTTTAACATAATAATAACATTGCCCTTTTGCAGCCTGTATATTTTGAGAATTTCTAATCCATTTTGTATTTTTAATTTTTTCAAATTTGAAATTTTTTATTTCAAAAACAATATAATAAGGCTCAAAATTTCTGTCAATTGCTATAGTATTATCTAGTAGATGCATGTAACTACTCAATACTAACAAATCTATTTCACCTGTTCTAATATTATTACAAAATTTTGCAGAATGAATAAAAGGGGTTTTACTATTGATTAATTCTAATGTCTTTTTGCAACTTTCAATATTAATTTTACCTTCTACACTTACAACAGGGTGAATGTTATTTTGTATATACTCAATAACTTCTATTTCGTATGAGCGTCCTCTGTCGCACAAATACTCCTGAAATTCATCTTTCTCGGCTTGAATATTGTTTTTCTTAAAAACAGCAACTAAAAAGTTGTCATTTATACACTCGCGTATAGTTGGGTTATATGAAATTTGTTTGTCTTTGATTTTTTTAGCAGATTGTACTCTAGCTTGTGTATTGGACCGTTTCATTTTAAACTTCGATTTGAAATAAACGTTTATTATTCAATTTTAAAATATTGTTAAAAAATAAATGGCTGGGTTCAATGTCAGCGACTCAACAAATAATTTTACCGTACTAAGCAGTGGCGATATTAATGTTGCCGGAAACATGACGGTATCAGGTGACTTTAACAATAGATTAACCGGAAAAACAATAACTTTATCATCGCCTGTAACATTTAATGATGCATTAGTAGATAGCTATTATACATTAAATACTACGGTAAATGACAACGAAGGAGGATTAAGCGGATTTGGATTACCTCTAAAAAGCTTCATCACAGAATCTTCCGTAATATTAACAGATGTTGTATGGACACCTGATTTTGAAGATGGTTTATATTTAAAAGATCCTACAAAACCTGTTACTTTTACAATGGGCTATCAAATACACCCTGAACCATCTAAAGATTTTAACGGTAATTTAACTTATGATTCTAGTGGATTTACTTTTACAGGTTTGAATGCCCCGGGTGTTATATTTAATAATGCGATAATTCGTTCTGCAGAACCTAAAAATGGAGGTGGTTTGATTGTAAGTGCTGGTAATAATGGTAATAGAAATGCTAATATTGGCACTGCTGGTACTACTGGTAATTTATGTATTACACCTATATGGATACGAATGACAGTTCCCGGAGTTCCAAATATATGTGGTAAAAAAATCACACATTCTGCGAAAATAACAGTAACTCTTACAACAAAATTAATACAAAGTTAATTTTTATATTATAATAATATAAAATGTCTACCAATCTATTACCTTATTCAATAAGTAGTGCGGCGTCTCCATTTCCAAATGAGACTTTTACAGCTATTACGAATGAAAGCGGTTCGCAAAGTCTTCTTAATAGTTCAAATGTAAATGTATCAAACGATTTAAATATTGAACAATCGATCAATGGTTTGATGCCTATCAAGACAATGATAGGTTATACTCCTACTGAATTTTGTTCAAATAGCGGGTCTGGAAGTGAAGGTGATAAAAAATGTTGGTTTCTAATGTCTTGTCCAGGTAAATCTGAAAAAGACGTTGATTTTAGATTACCAATGCCTGAAAAAACTTTCTTTTTCCAAGGCGTTGTATCAAATCATGATCAAAGAACAACTACAGAATTATGCGATGAGAACACACTAGCAGGAAACACAATAAATAGTGCTGCTTCTAGTGGGCAACCTGAAAAAAATCCTTATAATTTTCCAAAGTGTGGATTTGATATTGGTTATGGTCCCGTACTGAAAAGCGGCGCGCCATGTTGTCAAGAATGGCCAAGTACAAGCCAAAGTTTATTCAGATGCGTACCAGCTACTAACGTAAATAGTATAGCTGCTGTTACAAGTACAAATTCTGACGGAGTAAAAGCGTCATCTACAGGCGTATTAAATACACAAAATGCTGGTTTGAGCACCCCTGGTACAGTTGGGGCACCTGCTGATCAATTTTGTACAATTGCTATATGCAGTACTGGTAGTTGGACACTTGAATCTCAAGGTATTGTTGTTTGTTTAAGTTACTGGGAAATACCATTGGTTCCATGTGATACTAAACAGATTACAACCCCGGGGGTACAATCAACTGCAACTCCTGTTTCTGGAAGAGATAAACCTTCCAGAAATACAGCAGCAAGAGCTTTATGGGCTTCAACTTTGTAATTTATTTTTAATTTTATATAAAATTAAAATATAACTTAATTGGATTTATCTAAAATAATAGTTCTAATTTGAAAATAGGTTATATTACTATTAATAATATCCTTAATTGGCCTTAGTTTTTCAGTTCCTACTTTTTCTATTGCAAATATTATTTCGTCTTCAACAGATTGTGTAATTTTAGCATAATTTTTGTTTATTTGTGACTTGTCTTTCTCCCATGTACCAATAATATGATTTTCTATTGTAATAGGTTTAAGGTCCCGTTCTTTTGCAATTGTTTCAATGGTTTTACCTTCTTTATACATTCTATAAGTTTCACTAGTTGTATTAGATTGTTTTCTAGGTTTTGAAGAAATTTTTTTAATAAATTCATCCCCATATTGTATCATAAAATTTTCTGTAATACCATCAATTAACCACAGTTCTTCAATCGAGGAAGGTATTTTGATTCTAATATTTTCAAGAGTTCTATCGCATAAAAATTGCTGTTCATTGATTCCGTGTTTTACAGCAATCTCTTGTCTAATTTTTGATAATTTATCAATAGGTTTATTGGTAGATTTACCGGCAACTATATAAATTTTTGTATTAATTTCGTTACCGTGTTTTAACAATACTCCAAATTTTTCCCATTTTTCAGTAAAAATAAACTCTTTTGTTATCATTTTCTCTATTACAAGCCTTACAAAATCTTTTGTGTAATCTAATAAAAGCGGCGGTCTATTTTTAAGCTGAGGATTTCCAGAACCTATTAGCGTATTTACAAGTTTTACTATACCACAATTTATGTTATAACTACGCATATAATTGTAAATAGATGTAGAAATATTTGTAACATCTTCAATATTTTGTAAGTTACTATAAGTACAATTGTCGCACATTTTACATTTTGCAGACGAAATATTATTAGTTGTACAAAATTCACCATTTTCAAAATAATACTCTATCATTTTATGTCTGCACATTTCATGTTCATTTAAGTATTTTCTCAATATACTTAGAGCGTTTTTCTTTCTATTTTGCTGAACAACATCTTTCGTGGTGGTAATGACATAATTAGCAAAATTGAAATCAGAATTGTCATAGTATAAACATGCAGTGCTTTTCAAGCCGTCCCTACCAGCCCTGCCAATTTCTTGATAATATGTTTCAATATCAGTAGGTATTCCGTAATTTATAACATGACGAATATTTGATTTATCAATACCCATTCCGAAAGATATTGTTGCTATAATTGTTATGATTTCACCAGATGAAAATGAATTGTGTGCTGACCGTTTTTCATCTTCAGATAAACCACCATGATATTTTAAGCATTTTTTACCTTCATTGATTACAGCTTTGTATAATTTTTCGCATTCTTTCCTAGTTTGTACGTAAATTATTGTCGGTTCATCGTGATTAATTTCAAAATTATTTTTGGAATCTACAGAAATAAATAAATTAGATCTTTCTGTACCTCCTAAGTACATGGTTAATGTACTTGTATTTAGAAAATTTTGCATTTCTTCAATAACAACCGGAGTCGCAGTGGCAGTTACTGCTAAAATTGGTACATTATTAAATGTTTCTTTAATTATTCCTAACTCTTGATAACTTTTCCTAAAGTCGTGGCTCCATTGAGATATACAATGGGCTTCGTCTATTGCAAATAAACAAATTTGTGATTCAATAGACTGAAACACACTTATATATTTTGTCAAAAACTCAGGGGTTGTATATATAATATTATATTCATTAAGCGAGGATAATCTGATTTCAGATTCTGAATTCAAAGAACAAGCTTTGATATTTTTTTGTTTAAGATTTTCAACTTGATCATTCATTAGTGAAATTAAAGGACTAATAACTATTGATATTTTTTCTGTAAAAGTAGCAGGAAATTGATACAACAAAGATTTACCACCGCCTGTTGGTAAGACGCAAAATACATCGTTATTGTTTAACAAGTCATCAATAACTTCTTTTTGTGCCTCTCTAAAATTATTGTAACCATAATATTTTTTTAAATGAGCTTCCATCTCTAAATTATTTAAAATTTATTTTAAATAATCAATAAATTTTTTATTTTTACTAGATCTAGTAAAAATGATCTATGCAATTATAAATTGATTATTTATAAACAACACACAAAAATGTAAACCGATATAGATGAAGAAAACTTATAAAAAAATTAAAAAACTCAACACTATGTACCATCCAGACACAAAATTTGTGTGTAAATCTTTGGAAGATAAAAGAATTGTTGGTAAATGGATTAATAGTGAAATTGTGGAATTAGAAGACGACGATATGGAATTAATTGATGAGTGGAAGTTTGAAATTTACGAAGAAGAGGGCGTAGAAAAAAGTAAAGGTGATGACGAGGAAGACGAAGACGAAGAGGAGAACGCATGTGAAGGCAATGCCGGAGGCGACGCGGAAGAGGAGGAAGGCAATGCCGGAGGCGACGCGGAAGAGGAGGAAGGCAATGCCGGAGGCGACGCGGAAGAGGAGGAAGGCAATACCGGAGGCGACGCGGAAGATGAGGAAGGCAATACCGGAGGCGAACAGGAAGAGGATGTTGAACAATACCAAAAAGATCAAAATGAACTTGAAACTACCGTGGATGCAATTTTACACGAAGAGCTAAAAATTACAAATAAAACTGTAAATGATTCTTCATTTGAAAATCTTAAGGATACAGGTGTAGAGCTTTTTGAAAAATTGTATAATAAATACACGGAAAAAGAATGTGAATTAGTTTCTGTGAAACAAGAATTGTCTCAATTAGAAACGTTATTTAATGAGCTTACTAACAAACATAATTCTTTGAACGAAAAATTTAAGAAAATGAAAAGTTTATTCGATTAATATAAAATGTATAATATTATAGATTCTGTAAAATACAAAAATATTGGGAATTACGTCACTCTTGCGGATTACAATTATGTATTTCCAAGAGATACAATCTGTAATAAAGAGGATTCTCGTAAAGAAAACTATTCATGTAATAGCTCAAAAAAGAAGAAAAACAAGGAGGAATTTGGTGCGTTTTCTATTAGTGCAGCTGTAAGATATCCTTGGGGATGTCGTAATTGCGATCGTTGCCCTGTAGTACCTGGTGTGAATTAGTAATTTTATTTTAAATCAAAAATAAAATTTCATAACGAATTTACGAAGCCATGCCCTGATTAACATCAAATGAATTACTACCAACGGCCAACGCGATAGCCCCAACACTTTGTTGTTGTACAGTAGCATTTTTGTTAAGTCCTGTTTGAATCGCGAGCGTCGAATCGTCACCAATAAGGTTGCTAAGATATGGCGCGCTAAAAGCACCGCCGGCCGCAGTATTTGTAGCACGTTGCGATACTTGAGCAGTAATAAGATCACCCAAGCTGCTACCCTGCACGCCGGCACCGCCCATGGCCGCCAAAGCACCCATTCCTAACGCTTCTGTACCTCTAAAGGCTTGAGAGGGAACAAACATAGAGCCTTGATCCCTCGAAAGGGTAGTTTGCGGGACAATATCACCGCGTAATAAACAAGCATCTCCTCTGTTTCTGCTTTTTGTATTTGCATATATTAAACGATTTAGTTGAAGAACATTTACATCATCGCCGGCGGCGGTTAGTGATCTCATAGTACCAATTGGTATATCTGTAATAGCAGTTGGTCTTAATAGACTTTCATTCACTGTCTCAAAATTTCCGTTTGTGTAATTAGAATTCATTACAGGATCTGCCATAAATTCAGGACCTCTGCTACATCCACCTGTACAAGATTTATTTTTGTCACCGGGAACAATAAAATTTTCAATATTTTGACTTTCAGAAGATTTAGACATAGAATATACTACGTCGCCAAAATTGCTACTACCGGAGACGGCGGTCATAGCAGTAGATTGTTTGTCGTTAAACTCAGCGGAACTTTGAACTAAACCCACATCTCGGCCTTTTCCCGGTCCTGAATTTAAAACAGCCAATTGAACAGTATTGACATCCTCCGATTCTTGCATTGGTGGAATAGCACCATTTGGGCCATTTGCTGCTTGTTGTGTTTGAGCCTGAGATTGGTTTTTTAGTGCTCCGTAAATACTAGTTGCGGTAGCACGAGGTGCTAATTGTGGTTGCAATCCGACAGTGGAATAAAACATACCATTTTTGAGCTGTTCATTTGAAACAACCTGTTCTCCATTAACTTGGGTTATAACCGATGCTGGGTCTTTATAAACTGAAAATTGGGACGAACCCTGCCAAGCACCAAAACCTGTATTTGCATTTCCGTAGCCTTCTATGATTTCCATTTTTTGATCGCTATTAAAGCTGCAAACAGCTACTAACGCCGCGACAAGTGCACTAATAGTACATACAAATTTTGCGTCTAACATATTTTTATTATATGCGTATATAATTTTATAAATTTTAATTATAAAATTTTATTTCAAAATTTAACATTTTCCATATTTTTCCATCATTTTTTTGGCATCACAGTCTTTTATAAATTTACATAAATAACATTCATGTTTAGAGCACCAACCCTTTAACATATAACGCCCGTTCTTAGTCTTTGCAACACGTATATCTTCAGAAGGAACAGTAACAGGGCATCGAGTTTTCACGCAGTAAAATTTTACTGCGTCTTTTTTGGACGATTTGCATGGGCTTTTACGCTTTACACGTTTATTGGACGATTTGCATGGGTTTTTACGCTTTACACGTTTATTGGGCGATTTGCATGGGGCTCTTCTTCTAGATCTGTTGGGGTTACCTGTTGATCTTTTAGGTTTTGTGCATCTAGATTTTTTACTACGAGGCATATTTATTTATATAAAATAAATTATTAACTTTTCTTTTTTGATCGAGCCCATTGAGGAACATCGCTTTCAACAAGACCCGGCGGTAATCTACTTTTAATCTCATCTATGCTAAGTTCGGAAATATCTTTTTCAACATCATCGACTTTTGCAATTTCATCACTTTCCGATTCAGTTTCTGACTCACTCAAAGAGTCCATGTCGTCTGTGTCAATATCTTCGTCGCTAATATATTCTTCAATCTTACCATAACATAATTTATCAAATATCTTTTCTAAATATCTTTTCTGTTTCTCTTTTTTGTCTTTCTTAAAATTGAAATCAATAGGTTTTAATATCCCATCATATTTTCTATGAAACTGGTATGAATTTAGTTCTACTTTACTCATTTCTTTTGCAGTTTGTGCACTAACTGTTTTTTCAGTATCTATCCAAAAAACACTCATATCATCTATATATTCAGGGTCTTTTACTTTGTCCAAATCTTGTTTGAGTTTCTTTATTGCTTCTTCATTACCTTCTTTTCTTATAAAATAGTACCAAGATTCTACTTCCTCGGCATTTGTTTCTACAAGTATATAATACTCTCCATCTGTTTTATGTGTTGAAGTTGACTTTTTCTCCATTTATCTATAAAATTTAATTATTTAAATCTTGTTATTCTATCCCAGCATTGAGATCCTCCAGAGTAACCTTTTGTTTCATAAAATTCCTTACCAGGTATAATACTTTTAGGTTCTGTTAAAATATTTTTATTATATTTCATAGCTAATATATGTCTAAATTGTATAATACCTGTCGACATTGTTGATAAAGGCGTTCCATAAAAGTTTAAAGCATTTGCACAAAGTAGTGTGTCGGCCATTGCTTGTTGCACGGTATCATTTATCTTTGTTTGAAAATCATAAGATGTAATAATACTATATTCTGGTAATAAAGAAATTAATTTGTTTAAAAATTCTTTATCAGAATTTGTAGCTATAAATATTTTTAAAGCTGGGTCAAGTTCTTTACGAATATTTTCAGCCAGATTTTCCTCAGTTAGCATTAGTTTTTTAGCAAATGTCATAAAGTCGCCTCTTCTAACATGTATTGAATTGTACGGTTTATCCTTAATCTTGAGATATTCACTTGTTATATTCAATATATCAAAAAGTTCTTGTTTTAACCCAATTGCATTTGTAATTACAAAAAGTGCTTTCTTTTGATCGTTTTTGCTAAGATTTAAACATTGAAAATGTTGAATTCTAGAATTACCTGAATCAAACCACCAATCTTTGTGTTTTGGGAAATTTTTATAATTTGCATCATGCAATCTAGTATGGAGCACATATAATTGTTCCATATTAGGTTTTCTTGAATAAAATTGTATTTTAATGTATTTTGAAAGTTTGTCATAATCTAATATATCAAATTCGCTAAAACTACCATCATAATGATCTATTAAGGATGGTTGCGGAATCATTAATGTTCGGTTTGTCAAAAAACTCAAAACTATCAACGATTCAAATTGTAATCTAACATTGTTAACACCTGCATTATCACGAACATAATATATTTTACGATTGTTACTCAAATCCATATTTTCGCGAGGTTTAGAAATCTGCTTAACTATAATACCAAACATAATTAAAATAAACCCTGTGAATAATCCTATAAAAAATGATATTGTATCAATTTCATACATTCTATTTATAAATATCGTATTTTAAAAATAAAAGTTATATTAAATTAAATAAATGAAAAAACAAACAACAGAAATTATATTGTTTGTGCTTAACGGATGCGGTTTTTGTGTTAAAGCCCAAAAGATTCTTGAATCTGAAATAAAAGAAGGTAGGGTAGAAATTAAAGCTCATACAGATGCTAAGGGTTTAAAATGGGCTCGTGGTTTTCCTTGTCTTGTAAGACTCAAAGATGGAAAAGGTGTTTTAGGATGCCCAAACAGTTTTACTGATTTAATGGAAAAGTTAGATAAAAGTGATATTACTCTTGACAAAATGGAATTATCTAAATTTAACAAAATTAAATTACCCCCAAAGATGAAAGCTGTTCAAAGAAAAAGTATTGTACCAATGAAAAATAAAGAAATTAAACCTATACTAAATCATGATAATAAAGAACATATTAAATCTATTTTGAAAAAGAAAGGTAAAGCTTTACCGAGCAAACCAAAATCATCTAAAGAGGGTTTTATGAAAATTGCTGCTGAAAACGTAGGGTCATCAAGTAAAATAATGTTCTATAGCATGATGACATGCCCGTATTGCAAACAAGCGCAAACAATGTTGGACGAATATATAAGAAAAGGGATCATTATGGTTATACCTCATACAGAAGCACCTAAAGACGTCACTAGTTTTCCGTATTTTAGCTGGAACAATAAGAATGAATATGGTCTTCCTAAAAGCTCGGAAGCTTTATTCGAAAAGCTTGGATACAAACAAGAAAATTTCATAATTAGACAAGAAGAAAAGAATGTAAAAACAGTGCAGGAAGAAAATGAGACAATACCAGAAGAATCTAAAGAATTTTTCATGTCTTATAAAGACATGAAATTTGCGTCATACATAAAACACCATCCAAAGGATAACACTAGGATGCCGAAGGATATGCTTGGAGTTTTGTAAGTTTAAAAAAATAATATCCAATAGAAAATGACAAGTGACATCGAATTTAAAGATATTGTTTTATTTGGTGTTTTGACCGTATTAATAATAATTGTGTTTTATTATTTTTATCGTAAAAACGCATCTACACAAACTAAACTAACACAACTGCATAATTTATTAAATTATCAACAAACATTAATCGGTCAATCAAACCAAAGCAATAATGCAATAAATCACGAAATTAAAATGTTAAAGAATTTGTTTAAAACAAAAGACAATTTAGAAAATATTGAACTACCAAATGTGACTGCAAAAGAATATAATCTTGATAGAGAATTAAAAGACGAATTAAAAGAACTTGATAACAATATTACAGAAGAGGAAGAACTTGCAGATGAAACTGAACTACAAGAACAAAAAGAATTTGAAAAGAATGTGAGAGTTGAAAATAAAAAAGAATTTGAAACTAATAAAGAAGAAAATACGAGCGTAAAAGATGATACAGAACCTAAAAATGACGAAGAAGATAAAAAAGAACAGGTGATTGAAGAAGATATAATAGAAGAGGTGATT